TCATAGCGGCCCACAGAAAGGTCATTTTTGACCGATTTAACCCCATTTTCGTCCGTGACCTCTTTGTTTAAGGGCACCATCGAGGGCTTACCGTCCCCCCCAATGATGCGCTGCATACGCTCCTCGCTGTAATAGTGCGGGAACCATTCGAGCATGATCCGCCAGCCGTGAGCCACCGCCAGCTTCTTATTTTTGTAGTACTGAGCATGGGATTGATCGGATAGCTTATCGCGGCGCTGTAAGGCACGACCTGAGACCACCTCACCGCGGGCCTGGTCCTGCCCAGGCTCATTCGGCATGCCGGCAATGCTTAAAAGATTGCTGCGCATGCCCTGAACGAATTCACTAAAACCCGCTTCCACTTGCGCCGGTGGCTGGCGCTGCGGAGGCGGCAGAACAGCCTCACCCTGCGCTGTCATGACCGTTACGGGATTATAGGTCAAGACCGTATGCCCATCGATATTGTCATCATCCCACTCAGGATGACCGTCCAACTGCCCCTCAGCCACCACCCAGGGGGATTGTGGGGTTAGTCCTAACCGCTTGATCTTGGCGACTTCACCGTAATCGACCATGCGCTGAGGATCTTGGAGGGTTCTGACCATCCCGCGGCGGTAGATCTTCCCATCGATGCAGCGGGCATTGCCCTGGACTCTGACCACGGGGATGAAAGTCCCGGGGAGAATCTCCCGCTGCGTAACCTGCCGGCCGTTCAAGTGGAAGAGTTGCACCTGTGAGCGCGTCCCTTCCCGCTCCTGGATAATCTCACCCCCAATGCGGGAGAGTTGCTTATTCGAGGGTAAATCGCTTTTAAACACCCCAAAAGTGCGCCCATCGGCCATTTTGACCTGATACAGCACCTCCGCTTTGTCCAAGATGCGAAAGTACTGCGCTATACGGATTTCCTCTTTCGTCTCCCAATCGAGAAAGTCCCGTGCCCCGATATCGCTCCAGGAGATCAAGTCCACCCCGGGGTTTAAGCGCTTGAATTCCGTGCGCTTTTGCATCAGCGTGATCAAGCACCAGCGCATATCAGAAGCCGTGGGCATGATGGCGCCAGGATCCGGATACACGGTGAAACAATCGAAAATAGGGGCTATACGGATTTCCTTATCGAAACTGTCTTGGGCAGCCCATTCACCTAAGAGACGGAACCAACCCCAGCCGGCACTCACCGCCGAATCAGTGGCATTATCGTATGCTACGGGGGCGTCCGATCGGTACTCGACGTGTCGGCCCAGGCCGTTGATAACGTCGGCTCTTTCGGTATCCGCACCATCGGCTACTGGATGACATTTACCCCGCGTTTCCAGATCAGCAATTGAGTTAACGACCCGTCCAATGAGGGTATCGGTGAAATTGATGACGAGTTCCGGGGATCGCTGGCTTTCGGTCGTGACATAGTCGTTATCCCAATGATTCTCGCCCTCGCGAAACAGCATGTCCTCTTTGGCGTTTTGGCGGTTATGGGAATCAGCCTCAAGGGACATCTCTAGACGGTCTTTGGCTTCCTCAAAAATGTCCTTTTCGGATATCGCATCAAAATCGGTATCCCGCTCGTTCATAGCTTCTTAGGCCTACCTAAAGGCTTTGGCTTCAATAACTCGCGGATCTCAGTCAGGAGGGCCACAATTTCACTCAGCTTCTGGCTGTCGCTGCTGGTACTTTGCCCTAGATCTGTCGGGATCATGGGCCCTAATCTTAGCGGCGCATCCATGCGTGATCGCTCCTACGGTGAATGACTGGGGACGCAATGACTTTGGGCGGTGCGGGCTCCTTCGTAAGCTCAGGAAATAAGTCTGACATGGCCCAAATCATAGCATCAGCGCGGTTTGGGCTGTGATCTCCCGTATAGCCGTAGGTCGTAAAGCCCGAGAGTTCATCCTCAAGGTTCGCATGAAAGCCCACCAGACGGCACTTTCCAGTCTCGAACAAGGCGGCAATCGGTTCAGCTCGCACCACCTTGCCGCGGCTTGCAGTCAGGGCCCTAAACGGGACGCGGGTCTTTTGCTCCAAAGCTGCGGTACGTATCACATGACCCACCATGGCACCTCCGAAGTTGATCTCACCGACAATGCGATCAGCTTTCTCCCGAAGATATGCCTGAACCGCAACTCGTCCCCATGTCGCAGGGCCAGCCTTGACGGTAAGATCCTGCAGCACATACCCATTGCCGTCGACCCCTAGCCCACATACAGATATGCCGATCTCGTCATTATCGACATTATCCTCATCCTCAGCCCCTGAGGGATCCACTGCCACAACCAGGCGCAGCATATCGGGCAAGTCCCCCTCTATATGCCGCCAGCGCTCAAGCGTTTCATCCAAGAATAGTGCATTAGGCGTCTCATCGCCGAACTCCCCCTCGAGGAAGCGCTTGCGAAGCCTCAAAGGGAGCGATTCCAGCGTCTTTATGTAGTCGGCTGATAAGTTATCGGCATTATCGCGCGGGTTCATCTGGCAGAAGGCGTAATTATCCGGATCCGGCAGGAACTGCTTGGTATCGGGGTCTTGCTTGGTGCGAAAGAGCTTATACGTCCAGTGGCCTTTGGAGGGTGGGTTCTCATCGACGTACATCTTGAGCGCCAATGGCTTTTTGGTGATTGAATCGGGCACGAGCTGGGCTAAGCGGGTCAAAGCCATATTGCGGCTCGCATAAGGGATCTGACTCGCTTCATTCAAGAAAATAGAGGCATATTCGGAGCCCAAGATCTTCTCGGTCCTTTCCTTATCGTCTAGCCCACCGAACCAAATCTCGGAGCCACCGGGGAAGATGGCGAAGGAGTCCGACTTGTTGAGCGTGTATTTCACCTCCGGGAAGCACAAGTTCATGATCTTCGGGAAGGTGTCGTGAATGATCGACTGCTTGACGTGTCCGAAGCGAAAGCGCAGCACCGCATGGCGGGAGCCGGGGGCTTTCAGAGCTCTGATGGCTATCGCTCGTATGATCAGGGCAGTCTTCCCGGATCGTGACCCACCCGCGAGCAGACAGTGCTGAGCGCTTGAGGCTAAAAGTTCTTGGGCTTCCTCCTGCTTCGGAGTCAGTTTGAACATTAGTGCGCATAGGCAAGCCGCGTATCGGCTTTGATCGTCTCATCCGACCATTCCATGATGCTCTTGACGAACTGAAGTGAATCCTCGCGCGTCAAGGAGCCGACCACCGAGACTTGCTTACCGTTTGTACGAACCATGACGATACAGCCGGTTTCTTTAGACATGGCAACCGAGTAGTCAGGCTTTTTTTGCTTCATAGTTTGCTTTCCGTAACGGTGATTCTGATGGGCGCTTCAGGATCTCCACGATGCTCAACTGACTGCAAATCAGGCAAAGTCTTCTTGAGCAGAATCTCAATGGCTTTGCGCTGACCATCTGGTAACTCGATGATATTCCCCTCTTTATCCTTTAGGCGTCCAAGTGCCGAATCTTGCAAGCGCCTTGTGAGCATGCTTACCCTTATTCGGTCCCTGACCTTTTGTGGCGTCCAAGCGCCGCGCTGAGCCATTTAGGCAATCTCTAGTAATTGGGGAATTAGCCATTCTTTAACGTCCCAGGCGGACATGCTAAGTCCAGCATATGGCAACTCAAACTCCTTTACCGTCCCATCGGCTGGAGCGTTTATATCGTAAGACTGAGCTACCAGAATGATTCTCGAAAGTGGAAGGGATTGCATTCGGTCGTGTAATCGCAAAAATACACGCTCTTTATCGCTGTCTACTTCATAAATTGTCCATGCGGTACACGCATTCCAACGGCCAATCTCTAATCCGGCCGCACAACCAATATTAGCCAAAGCAGACACGGTAAGTTCTTTAGCCATACTTCTGCTGCGCTGGGTTATACCATTCGCTGACGAATTGTTGCGCTGCGTAAGCCGACTCAAACGTCATTGACGGCGCGATGTAGTCCCGCTTCGGGTCATCGTTATCGCCAAGAAGAGTCGCCCGAAAGGTGCCGTCATTGAAGCGTTTCAAATCGAGTAATGCGCCTTTGGCCCAAGTTGGAGGAATGTCAATCATCTTCCACCGCTGCAACATCTTCTTCCCTCGCATGCACGCAATATTTATCGCCCCAAAAGAAGCCTTCAGAGTTAAATCCTTCCAAGCGCACGATATCTCCGATCTTCGTTTGTGCCGGTACAAATGCCATGCCGGCCCAGCATTTGGTGCGCTTTTTCTTATCCCAGTGATCATACTGGGTGGGGTAATGCCCGGGCCCCACCGCAAGGACTCGGCCGCGAAGGGTCTTCTCCTGTGGCGGAAGCACCAAAATGCGGCTTTGCACCACATCTAAGGGCTCGATAATCATCTGATCGCGCAGGGGTTTCAAAGTCCAATCGGCGGGTATGAAAACAAGATTTTCATCCGTGATATGGCCGCCCCGCTCAGTTTTGGATGGCACAAAGCGCTTACCCTTAGGTCTTAGGCGCGAGCGGCGCTTTAGGGCTTCGCGGGCGCTGACATACTCACGCACGCTTTTTCTTACCCTCGCCGCCCTCAGAGTAAGCGACGGCTAAGCGCTGTTTGATGCTCGGAAAGTCTTTCTTGGCTCGTTTCGAGCTCACATAGCGCTTGACGAAGGAACTTAGTTTCTCGCCGTGCTGCTTTTCTGGCATGGTCTATTCCTCGCTAAATGCGCGTCGGCAAAGCATAAACCTCACGGCTGGGTGTAGCAATCGATATCCGTTGTAGCAGCATAGTTGCCTCCTCGATATGTCCCTGGCGGGCATAGAGCTTGGCCGCGGTTTCCATCCGTGAGCAAAGGAAAGAGCCGATCATTTCCTGTATTTGGTGGCGTGCCTTGTAGGGGAGCTCTGCGCCGAATAGGCCATGAGCTAGCACCTCCAAGCCCCCTCGGTACTGATCGAAATCAGTCAAACATTGCTCATTGCCGAGCTGCACGCGCGTCCCCACGGGGTGAACCAGCAGATTGCGGTAAAACGGGATATTACTGAAATAAATGGCGCCGACAGCCAATATGTCGACCAAGTCGGCGAAGGCCCAGTACGCACGCGTCCGGGGATGGATGGGAACGGGCGTGCGGTACACGATGTGTTCGGGCCAAATATGCTCTGAAATGATGAAGTTAAACAGTTCCATCGCATCGGTTTGAGCGTAAATGCGCTCATTTTTGACCTTAAATGCGTTCCAAAAGGTCTTTTGGTTCACTTCGTCGTAAATCTCGCAGGGCGCGCAGTATGCGGCGACCTCCGGATGGGCATCGAGATAGGCAATTGCGACTGCAATTTGCTCCGGCAGCAGATAGTCATCATCCGCGCAGTACACGGCATATTGGCCATTAGCTGCTGAAAGTGCTGCGAACATGTTCGGAAATGCGCCGATATTCGAGGATTGGCGCAGGTATTGGTCATGGTCGGTCAGATACCCATCAGGCCATCGGGTAAAGTCGCTTGAGGCGTTATCGCTGACAACGAGTTCAGCTTCCGGCAAATCGCGCTTCAACCGATCGAGCGTCCAAACTAGAAACGGATAGCGTTCAAGCGTGGGAATACAAACTGACAGCTTCACGCTCGGCCTCGTTGAGTTCTCTGGATGGGGTACCGCGGATCAGCCGGCGCGGCCGCAGGGCTACTAAAACCCACGGATAGGGCACTAGGAAGCCGTCTGTGACGGTAATATCCGGATAGGTATGGTGGCAGTCCTCCACAATGAATATGCCGCGTGTAGAGGGCCATAGGGCCTTAAACGAAGCTTCCTGGTCTGATTTGCGGTGGGAACCATCGTCGATCACGATATCGAACGACCCAAGGCCGGCAATTGCAGGATTCGCTTGGTCAAAAATGCGGATATCGATCTGATCCTCGACGTACTCGCGGCACTTAGGATCGATATCGACCCCGACAATCTGAGCTTGCGGCCCAAAGTAAGATTTCCACAGCTGCAATGAGCCGCCGTGGCTCACGCCAATTTCAAGCAATCTGACCGATTTACCCACGTATTGGGCGAAATATCGTTCATAGATATCAAAATAATGGTCCCATTTGTCCAGGTAACGGCCCTGATGCGCGTAAAAGCACTGTCTAACCGTTTTCACTTGATGGTAATTCTATGACCGCCAATACAGGCCAGCAAAAATGCTGTGCCAACAAAATGCCAGAAACCACCGAATATCCAATTGAGTGCATCAACGATCATCGTATCTTATCCTTTTGCTCTATCGCCCATATCATGCCCCACACCGCGGCTAGCGCGAAGGACGATAATAAGCAGGGTGGCGAGGAGGGCGCAGATCATGGCTTCAGGGCCTCCGTTAAAGCCTCATATTCGGTCTTCACAATAGGGGTGCCGGTAGCAGCGATAAACTCATCTTGCCCCTTACAGCGATTCCTAGCGTGTTTGGGCTCACCTGGCGTCTTGACTTCTTGGCAGCGAAACCAGCCAGCCCCCCATTCTGGCCTGTGGATAAGTAGATCCACCAGCAGCTCGCGATAGACTAAGCAGCCTGCGGCTTGCAAAGCATCTACAATCGCAGGCTCTGCGGCATCACGTTTGACTTGTTTGCGCTTGTAGCTCATGGTTTCATGTGAAACTCTTTAGCATCTTTAGAGCAAAGATCCTTAGCATCATGTAAATAGTCAGTTTTCCCGATTAATCGCATGGCCTTTGGAGCCGTGAACCACGCCTCATATCCGTGGATTCTGCGGTTAACTCGGTAGAAACCTGCAGTATAGACGCCATCGATGACTGAAGCTCGCCAGATCATGTAACGCGCATCTTTCTTGCCGTCTCTTTGATTTTTCCGCTCAAGTCTTCAGAAAAAGCGTTTTTAACGCTCTCTGATTCTGATGATTTGATATTGATATGATCCTGATCTGATGGTGTTACCAATCGTTGCAAACCGTTACCAACCGTTACAGCCGCCTTCTTAGCTTCCCGGTGACGCCTAACGCGTTCTTTGGTTTTCTCCGCAGCCACCGCTGCGGTGACCATATCCCTATATTTCTCGGCATTTAGCACCAACCAGCCGCCAGGGATACGCTCTATCCGTCGACCTTCAAATTCTTGAGTCGGATCAAGAGGATCCGGTGATTCAAAGGCCAAAATAGCTACTTTTGTGTCGTTAATGTCGACACGGGCTCTGGCAGCTAAATTCTCGGCACATGCGAACTGGGCCACCCCATACCGATCCATTGCCGCAATCAAGGTGATCCAGACTATGCGCTGAGGATCGGGCGCAAGCCAAATTGAGGAATCAAGGATCTTTGTGAATAGCTTGTTGTACATGTAACGCATTGTAATCGTTACATCCGTTACTAGCAACACAAGGCGGTGCTTTTGAAAGGACTGACCACACCGCCTTATTGCCTGCTGCGGTGCGGTAGGTCGTCTCGGGACGGCTATCGGCAAAGCGCTTGACAGTGCGAGTAAGACCGCACTGATTGCATACAGCCCGGCTGATGCTGAAGGTTTGCTGAGTGAAGTGCCACTTATGCTGCATCTTACTTCTTCAGCAGCTCGAGCCAGTCAGCGCCATGTAGCCAGCAGTACCAGAACTGGGCAAGCATGCACGGCAATACGGAAGGGTCGTGATCAACCACGGCCATTTCTGGTGCCTCTTTTTGTGCTGGACTGTCCATTGACTTGTCTGTATGTGATCTGTCGCTCAATGCCTAAATATCTCAAAATCTTTGGTCCTAAAGGCTTTTTACCGTGCCTGACCATGCTCAAATAAGCCTGTGATACCCCTAATTCCTCTGCCAGTCTGGCCGCACTCGTCAAGCCAATGCGCATTTCAAGCAAAGCCAAAGGGTTATCCATGGCGGTATATTAATCTTATCCAAAGTAGTTGACAAGCCTTAACCGATAGGATTACGCTATCGACCTTCTCTCAAGGAGCCGCCATGGAAACCCTCTTCGAACAAGCCGAGCGCGATTACCTCGATGATCGCAAGTGCGATGATCTGGCCGACACGCAGCGCATGGAGCTGCCTAGCGAGGCTGACATTCAAGCCAAAGTGGACGCGCAAGTGGACAAGTACATCGCGCTGTATTGGGTCGATAGAGCTTTGGGGGCGAAATGACTACCGTGACTTTCAAACTCAAGTGTGTCATCTGCGGTGACAAGGAAACGAGGCAATTATCTCACCATGACGAGCAGCCATTCTGTTCCAAGTGCTACGGCCCGATGATCGTGGATAAAGTCACGGTCAAGCATTCCAGACCAACTCAGGCTGAAACCGAAGTGAGTTATCGGCGCGATTTACAGGCTATTGGAGACGGGAGGAAATTACCGTGAAAATCACTCAAGCACACGTCGATAAGATCCACACACTGCTCGATGCAGGCCTTGTCATCGGCGTAGGCAATCCTAAGCCCGGTGAGGCTTGCGTCGAAGCTGTCATTTGCATGGCTTTAGGCTTGCCTCACGGCGATAATCCTAAGTGCGTGCTGCCGTGTTTGCGCACCTTGAAGATCAGTTTGAATGACACGAACTGGAGTTCCAATAAGGCCCGTGCGGAGGGTCTACGCCGTCTTGCGATCGCACAATTGGGGAGCGATTCACTCGATGCTATGGATTTCGTGACGCGCCTTGCGCGGATGACAATCCAAACCGTGGTGCCCGCAGCGCTGCGTTCTGCTGCCAAAATGCTCACGGGCGAACATCCGACCAAGCTCCTAGTCCTTACATCTAAGTGCGAGGCGCATCCAACAGAGGCAAATGCTAAAAACGCCGCCGACGCCGCCGCCAACGCCGCCAACGCCACCACCTACGCCGCCTACGCCACCAC